ATACGCTAAAGAAAAGAGAATAAAGTTTACAATACCTGATAGTACAGGCGATAATCATTGGTTTGATATTGCAGACTTAGGTAAAAAATGCAGGTTTTTCCTGTGGCATGGTGACAACATTAGAGGTTTTAGTGGGTTCCCATGGTACGGATTTGGAAAAAAACTAATGGGTTGGAAAACATTAGCTAGTAATGGGCTAATGCCCGACTTTGATTACGCTATTGCAGGACACTTTCATACTCCTACAACTATGTATGTTAACGACATACGATTGTGGGTGAATGGTAGTACTGAAAGTTACAACACTTATGCGTTAGAACAACTCGCAAGTATGGGTAGACCATGCCAATGGTTACTCTTTGCGAAGCCTAATCATGGTGTTACTGCTGAATACCTTGTAAATCTACAAGATGAATAGTAAAATGGAAAGTATATGACAGGTATAAATGTCAAGGATGTAGAACCATCATTGACGTTGGTAGGGATAGAGTACAACGGTGACACTCCAATGTTATTCTTTAAGGATAGCGAGGGTGAACTGTATTTCCGTCACCTCCAACGTGGTATTCTACGACTAGACACATAAAAATTATTATGTTTTTTATTATTACTTTGTAATAAAAAACATAATACATAGAGAGGATGATATATGGCAGATAAAAAGCCAATTAAATTGCTATCCCCGTTTCCCAAGAAGCTAGTAAAGTCAGCTCCTAAAGGGAAGTTCGGAGATTATGTTCCTCATGCACACTACGTAGAAAGACTACGTGATAGTGGTGTTAAATACTCATGGTCAGTTGAACCATTGTATGGTACACACAAAGGTGTGAAGAGGATAGTAGGTGCAATAGGCACTATTACGATAGAGGACATGGGTAGTTTCATGGGTTGTGGTGACGTAGATACCATAAAACTTGACAATCCTAAGTTCAACGACGGTTCTAATCTTAAAGACGCAGAGAGTGACGCTTTCAAACGTGCTTGTATGCGTTTCGGATTGGGTGTAGAACTATGGTCGGGTTCAGAAGAGAGTGAAGAAGAGAGTATACAAAATCAAGTATATTCTTCAGGCTCCTCTGTGATTGCAGAGAAAGTAAGAACCAAACCGGAACCCGTAGAACCACGTCCATTGGATGATATTGAGGAGGGTGAGGCACCTTTTAACGAACCCGTTAAGTCTACTGACGGTAAACTCAAGATAATTGAGGATACTATTGCAAGATTACTTGACGGGAAAACCGAAGAGGTACAAAAGTATGCACTTGATTTAGCAGACAACTATGCAAAAATCAAGAATTACCCCGACAAATCTATGTGGACAAACAAACAAATGGATGATTACTTCGCTAAGCTAGAGATTGGACTGACTAAAATCATACCTGCAAGTACAGGAGATGACTTTATTGATAGCGTCCAAATGGAGTTGGGGGAAGTAATAGATAAAACAGTAGCCAACCAAGGCGTTAGAGATGATTTGAAATGCCCATTTTGTAGTGGCAAAGTATTTGACAATCGTTTCAACAAACGTAATGAGAAAAGCCCTGACTTTTCCTGTGGCACCAATGAACCTAGTGAGTGTTCAGGTCATACAGGTAAGTGGCGTAAATCATGGTGGCTCAACTCATCAGACCTACCAAAGGAATGGAATATTTGAGTAAAAAAATAGACTACAAACGTCAAGGTTCACAGAACAAACGTAAAGGTAGACGAAAGCAGTTAGAAGCTCTACGACAAATGCAGATGCCCGAACCTAAACTAAGGCACTTAAAAGTGCATGAAGAGGGTTGGAACCAAGCATGGATACGTGTAGAAGTGAAAGCAGGTAAGCAAATACAAACGTTATGGAATAGGTTCATAAAAGCCAAAGAACAAAACGATACTAACTTACCTAATGACGATAGACCTTTTGTGTTCATAGCTAAACCTGACGGAACAAGCGAAGGTCTAGTATGTTTCAATATCAAAGACTTAGACGAGTTTTGTGCAGCATACTCCCTACATATACAGGGAATAAAATACAAGCCAAGACAAGAAGAAGAATGATAGAAACAATATTGATGTGTTTGCTCATGCAGACACCTACTCCTAGTGATATGAGTGAATATATATCATGTAGGAATGTAGAAGAAAAGGTTCAACATGTAGTTGAATGGCATGATGTCATTGCAGAATACTTTGAACCGGAAGATGTATTACAAGCCATGCTTGTAGTATTTTGTGAGAGTAGTGGTAAACCTAACGCAGTTGGTGTCAATACTAATGGTACAACAGACGTAGGTCTATGGCAGTTTAACGACGATACGTGGGCTTGGTTGACCCCTAAACTCAACATAAAAGCAAGTAGAAGTAATCCAATAGTGTCAACTAGAATTGCTAGTTGGCTTGTCTACAACGACGGTTGGCACCATTGGAATAGTAGTAAAGGATGTTGGAATGAAGAATATATTTTCAGACCCTAAGGAACTGAAGAAGTGGTGTGTCACTACTGCAAATGCATGTGGTGGACAAAAAGTGAATGTTACAGGATACAATCTTAATCCTACAAACATGGCACTACTACAAAAGCAAATGGATAAATTCATAGAGGACTATGCAGAAACCCAAGTTGCTATCAAGACACAAGAGGAGGAATGAGCCACCCAATACCGGGATACGAGTATCATTGTGAGTTTTGTTTTGTCATGTTAGATGAAGGAAAACACGTATGTAAAGAAGAGGAGGAATAATGGAAATTTATTTTCTAATCACAATATTAACTTTGAGTGCAATCATTGTTGGTATAATGATAGGCAGTAGATTATGAGGCATAAGTATCAGGTAGTTGTCAAGATGACAAGAACATATCTAGCTGAAAATGTAAATCATGCCTTCAAAATGGTGGACGAAGATTTAAAATACGTACACCCAAATTTTAAAATATTACGAAAGGAAGTTAAATGAGTTATACAAAAGACGCATGGGAAAAGTTTGAAGAAGACTTTGTTACTCATCCGGAACATGACAATGATAAAGGTCTTACATTTTGGGTATTGACCTACTATGAAGACGGTGATACATACAAAGTATTTTCTTTGGACAAAAGTAAATTAGATAATGTGTTACAAGGATGGGCAGAAGATGACAAGAACGTTGAGAGAGATAGTATTATACCATACAAACCTAACAGTTTTGAGGATATGTGTCGTATGATTAATACGTTATTGCCCGGTGGAAAAGGAAACCCATGGTTCATAATGAACAACCTGACAAACGAGTAAGCCCTGACGGGGAACACCACAAGCTAGAGTATCAAGAACGTATTGATAACTACATACCATTCGCAGAAAAAGTATTTGAAGAGTACTGTGAAAAAAAAGGTATGAAGTACAAGCAGTTACACTTGAACGATAGAAGTGACTTTGAAAATTCACCCATACCTAATTGGTATAGAATGTCACCATTACTTAAGTCGTTCCCCGATTACTTTGTTTACAACGATACTATGCAGTTTCTAGTAGAAGTAAAGTCATCTAATCGTGTAAAAGTAAAAGACCTAATGCACTACTGTACCCTCAACACGTTATATTCAGAGGGTCGCCCAACCAAATATGCAATAGCATTTTGTTTCAAGAAAGGTGAAGTAAAGATGTTGACGATAGATGAGTTAATGTTATTGATACCGAAAGCTAAACTAGGTTATTACGAGGATAACAGAATGGATTATTATGAGTTTACTTGGTGATAAATACGAACCACTACCACCTGAAGTATATCTAGCAGAGAGTGAGATACATGGGTTTGGTATCTTTGCACAAGATATAATACCTTTAGGTACATTCATAGGCATTGCCCATGTCAAAACAAAACTAAGTTTCCAACACGGACTTATACGCACACCACTTGGTGGTTTCATCAATCATAGCGAGAACCCTAACTGTAAGTTAGAAAGTAGTTTCTTTGATGAGTGGAATACCTTAGTAACAATAAAAGATATTATGCCTGATGAAGAGTTGACTTTGTCTTATAGTTTGTACGACCCGACGTAATTATTTTTTTGACGCACGTGATTTAGCTACGGCTTTGAGGTTTATCTTTTTACCTTGCTTGTAAGCCTTAGCTGTTCTTCTAATTTCAGACGCAACCTGACGCTTAGAGTTCTTTTTATTCTGTAAATACTTTTTTGGAACACCATGTTGATAGGCAACTTTACGTTTACTTTTTCTTTTTTTTGCCACTAGACTTCTTCTTCCCTCCACGCTTTATGTCATTATCTTGAGAATGACCACCCCTAATAAAAGAATTAACTCTCCCCATAGCCCAAGCAGCCATGGAAGCTGACTTACTACCTGATGATAGATAAGCTCCTTGTCCTCTTCTATAAACTTGTGCGAGTTGTCCATACGTGTATTTTGAGTTCTTAGCTTTCTTTTGTAACGTAGCCTTAGTCTTTGCATTGAGTGGTTTACGTGCAGGTTTCTTAGCCATTATTTTTTAATCTTCTTTACTTTACCATTCTTGGTTCTTGCAAACTTATGTGTTTTAGTTTCACGTATAAGAGTACCATAGTATCTCTTACCACCCCACATCCATGATACCTGTGCCATTACTTCCAACTCTTTCTTGCTTTAGCTTTAGCAGTTTTAGATAATTCACCATAGTGAAACAATCTTTTTGATGATTTACTATGTGTCTTACCACTGTGTAATTGACCGTTAGGCATTTTGTGATATTGACCTTTAAACTCTTTACCTGTTTTTAAGTAATGTTTTACACCCATGCCCATTATTTTTTACGCTTTCTTTTTTTAAGTGCTTTAAAATCAGCACCCGTAATTTTATCTCTTGGTGGAGCTATACGTGCAATTTTCTTTTGCTTTGCTGAATATCCGTTCTTTTTAGGCATACTACCACTTTACCTTATGTGACCAATAACGTGCAGACAATTTGTCAGGATTTCTGTCTTGTGCATTGTGTCTTGCATAGTAACTTTTTTTACGAGCTTTATCTTTTTTACTCTTAGGATTTTTACCTGCACCTTTCACACCCTGTTGACCAAAGCGTATCAGCTTTACTTTATTACCTTTTTTTGCCAATACTGCGTGAGATTTGGTCTTGTGTTTAGGTGTTCTTTTTGGTTTGTTATAACCTGCAAAACGTTCTCCACGATAAACGATTGCCATGATTAATAACCTCTTTTAGGCATTCTTTTCTTTTTTTTCTTACCCGGCATTACTTTCCTTTCTCTATCATATAACCTAGACGACGTAGCCTTTGAACTCTTTTAGAAATTGCACTTTGTTCCTTAGCTGTTTTATATAACTTAGGTAAACTTTTTACAGCCTCAATCGTAAAAGGTTTTATACTCATAAGTTCTTCAACAACTTTAGACTTTTCCATTGCTTCTGCTTGAGCTTTTTTAAGCATAGCTTTATTCTGTCTTACTCGTCTAGCACGTTCACGGTTACCCATGCCATCATATGTATAGTTCATTACTTACTTATCTGTTTTTTTGCGTATTCTTTTACGACTACTAGAGCTGCACCACCACCTGCAATAGCTGCAAGTTCAATTGCATTTGCGTCAACACCAACTAATGGGCTTACCACTAATGCACCTATAAATGCTTCAATGAACGTCCATATGGTCTTCTCTAGCATGTCTTTAAGTGAAT